TTGAAAGATTCTGAGGCCGATTCGAAGTAGTTGGCCCGCCTAGTAAAATAGGTCAGTAAGCGCAGTAACCTGCATCGCAGGAACCTGCACCGCAGGAACCTGCATCGCAGGAACCTGCATCGCAGGAGCAACCGCCGAAAGTAACAGACAGCAAACTGAAGATCAATTGACACGTGACATGTTGGCAGCGACTGCTACCTTCTTGAACTGTGTTGGTGGAGTAAACGGTGATGTACCAACTGAGTTAACAGTAACAGACATTCAAACTGTTATTCGTACCTTGCTTGGTAACAACGCAGAAACCATAATGAACAACATTGAAGGTGATTTGAAATTTGCAACTGGCCCGGTTCGTTATGCGTACATAGCGATGATGCATACTGACGTAACTTCTAACTTAGAAGTTATTCCTCAGTTTATACCACAAGCAAACTATCCAAACCCATCCTCAGCATTGCCATCAGAATGGGGCTCAGTGCAAAACATTCGGTACTTAGTATCCGCTATTGGTTCTATTTCCCGTAACGCATCTGCACTTGGAGCGGATGTTTATAATATCTTCATAGCCGCTAATGAATCATACGCGTGCATCGAGCAAGACGGTTATAGTTCTACATTTATCTATCGTCCACCTATGTACAATGACCCTTTGGCACTCAGTGGCTCAGTGGGGTGGAAAATGGCCCAGGTACCTCGAATTCTCAATGACACATGGGTACTAAACCAACGCTGCACATTATCATAAGGAGATACTATGGACGGAACAGTTCTTCAACAAGGTCGATTTACGGTAGCAGCTGGTGTACCTTCAAAAATAATTCAAATTCCTGCTAATGCTGACTTTATGTTCGTAAGGAACTTTACCCAAACGGGTGTAGTGGGCCAAGTAGCAGCACGTGGTACTAGTTTTTACTGGCAACGTGGTATGGCAGCTGGTAGCGCTTTTGTGAATTATAAGACTAACGGATTATTGACTGACAATAGTGACACTATCGCCCTCGGTGGATTTACTTTATATGACGCGAGTGGGCAATCAATTGGAGCGTTGCCAAGATTAGGCGCTCCTGTAGCATTTACTGGTATCAGTAACGCAGTTCAACCAGTTGTTTTAACAGCAAATACTGCGGGACTTATTGATGACAGATCAGTAGTTCGCTTATTTCTAAATGCCGGTGATACAGCTCTTGCTAGTAACGTACTCGGTATCGATTTTGTAATTGATACGGTGGTTGCTAATACAAGTTTCGTATTGAAAGGTCCTCTTGCTAATGCGCCAGGTATTACTACTGGGACAGGACAATGGAGAGCGGTAAATTACGATCCATTGTATTATCCACGTAACCGCGTAGTTACAAATATTACTCAAGCAGTTAATGCTGCAGTTACAACATCCGTATTTCATCAAATGACTCCAGGTCAAGCAATCAGACTATCTATCCCGAAATTGTCAGGGATGATTGAGCTGAACTCTACACAACTTAATAACTTCGCTTATGCGACTGTTGTAAGCGTTGTGAGTGAGCTTGTTTTCACTATTGATGTGGATACCACTGCATACACAGCATTTACGTTCCCAACTGTTGCTCAAATCAACTTAGGGTCACAAATGCCAGAAATGACTCCATTTGGTGAAAACACCGCGGTTTCTTTAACGAATGTACTTTCGCTTCAAGTGCCCCGTGAATATTCATCAACTGGTGATCAAATTAATGAAACTCAATCAGGAATCCTTGCTGATGCAACCGTTAATACCGGTTTTCTTGGCATGGTCTTGGGTACAGGTGGAACGGCTCTGTCACTAGCCGCAGCGGTCACAGGACCAGCAGGTTCAGTAGCAGGCGACGTTATGTTCTGGGTAGCAGGTAAATCTGCATTTGGCGGTCTTTAATCAATAAATGGAGGGTTGTATATGGTCTAAGATGCCATATATAACTCTCCACTTACATACGGAGTAATCATGACAAAAAATATAAGAACAGTTAATACAGGACGCGTAGCGATGGACATCGCTGCCCCTGCAAAACAGGCCAAAAAAGGCGTTAAATTGCTTCCTAATGGCAAGGTAGATGTAGAGTACATGCGCGCTAAAGACAATGAGCTGGTAACAGGTATATTCCGCTATCACGAGCTATCCGGTGGATGCTTAGAGTTTGTATTTCGTAAATACAAAGGTGATCCGGTAGATAAATACAGCCTCGTTGATGGCCAAGTATATACTCTCCCGTTAGGCGTAGCTAAACATTTAAATAGTAACTGCGCTTATCCTCAGTATGAGTACATCAAAGGTGAAGCAGGAGTTACTAGAGTGCAAACGTTTGGTCAGAACATGTTTATGCAAATAACTTCTTGGGTCCGAAGATGCAGTTTTCAATCATTGGATCTTACTGATGAGCAAGAACTGGAACCAAAATCAGAAATAGTACTAGTAGAGGCAATATAAGATGGCATACCCCATACCATTTCCCACATTTCAACCGGCGATGCGACTTATAACCGCTATCACTCTAGGGAACCCCGTTGAGGTAACTACCGCGCCCGATCATCAGTATTTCACTGGTACCATTGTGCGCCTTTATGTATACCCAGCAAATGGTATGGTGCAAGTAAATAAGGCTGCCGGAGCAATTACAGTGACAGGGGTAAATACCTTCACCATGGATTTAGACACCAGCAATTTTAATACTTTTATTGTTCCGGTTGCTCCTACTGCTAATAATACACAAGCCTGTGTAGTGCCCATCGGTGAAGTAACTGAACTATTAAAGGCCGCCGTTCAAAACGTGCTTCCCTATTAAAGGAGACTTACTTTGAGTAACCCAACAGCTCCGTCAAATACGATCCCTGGATCTACTACACTCGCCGCAATACGAGTGAAAGTACGTAGACTCACTCTTTCTCCCTCTACAGCTCAACTCTCAGATGTTGAGATAGACGAGTATGTAAATACGTCAGTCGTGTATGATTTCCCCGAAACATTACGGACGTTCAATTTACGTACTACGTTCACGTTTTTTACTAACCCGGGACAAGATGTATACCCAACAGATATAGCTTCGTTTGGAACGAATCTGCGCGTTAGATAACCCCCTGTATAACTTCCAGAACAAATATCTTACTATACACCCACCCGTTTACTGTGCCGGGCGACAATTGTTATATACACAGTCGCAGCAACACTTTTATGGTATGTATCCCCGAATAAATGCATTAGCGTCTATTGGTACACAAGGTAATGGAGTTACTGTTGCATATACCGGTGTAGTAAATAGCCTAGCTCAAGTCGTGCCACCAGGACTTACTCAAAACTATGCATTAATACAAAACAACGTACTGATGTCCTCAGTAGGAGTACAAGGCGCAGGCTTAGCACTTGCCGATGTACCAGTTATAGATGCCATTGGTAACCCAACTCTCATAGGAAACCTTTATGATGTTAATTCAGGAGCCTATGCTGCTGCAAAAGCGACTCCTCCGACTGTTGTTCTTGCTAACAATACTATCAATTATTTAACAGGCGTATTCAGTATTACCTTCCCCGCTGCCCCCGGGATAGGTGTGGCTATAAACAGTCAAACTATTCCAACGCAACGTTCAATGCCTCAGTCAATGCTCTACTTTAGTAACCAATTTACAATACGCCCAGTACCCGATCAGCCGTATCGTATAAACTTTGAAGTATTCCAACGACCAACCGCATTGCTCACCGCAGGTCAAAGCCCTGAACTCGAAGAATATTGGCAGTTCATAGCCTACCTCGCTGCTAAAAAAGTGCTGGAAGACAGAATGGATATGGATACCCTCTTATTAATCATGCCTGAACTTAAAAACCAAGAAGCTTTATGCTTGAGGCGCACAATCGTTCAGCTTACAAACCAAAGAGCGGCTACTATATATGCTGAAAATATGCAAAATGGTGGCAGCGACTTTCAAAGCGGTAGTGGTTTCTTTTAATAATACAATTAGGAGTTTAAGATGCCATACGATCGTTTTCTAATACAATCATTTAATACTGGGTTACAGAAGAACACTCAGAAGTTTCAGGTTATGGAGGATGCATTTACTACTCTTAATAATGCCTATGTATGGCGTGGTAGTGTTATTAAACGATTTGGTGGCGTGCATATGGGTTATGGAGCTCCATCCGACCAGATGGCTCCTTTATTCTCACGACTAAGAGTTAACATTGGCACTACCAATGCTGCGGGTGTACTTGCTGGTGACGTCGGTGCAACTTTAGGAGGCTCGGGCTTTAAAGTAGGACAACAGTTCTCTATAGGTGCTGAAATATTTACGGTAGTAAATCCTCTTGCCGGTGCTAATCAAATGAACAGTACTGCAGTAGTTCCAGCCGCTACGCGAACCTATAACCTAGCCACCGGTGCATATAGCTTTGCCGGTGCAACTATAAATACTGATGTGTTCTTCTATCCAGCAAAACCGGTTATGGGTCTTGCACAATTTGAGATACCTACTATAAACGATGAGCCGTCATATGCATGGGACACTGGATTTGCCTATGTATTTACCGCTGGCTCATGGACACGATCAGCTACAACAGCAGGGGTTATCCCCGTCGCATGGCATGGCGGTAACAGTGATTTCTTTTGGGTAATAAACTGGCGTGGCATAACTGATGATATAAATAACTTCTTTGTTACTAATTATTTTGTAACAAATC